CAGAGGGTCAGCACCTTCATCAACCGCGACGTCCTCGGCTTCGACTTCTTCAAGACCCAGCTGGAGACCCTGCAGATGTCGGAGTTCCTGAGCGCGATCTGCTCCATCGGCGACCGTAACCGCGACAACCTCTTCTTCGACCTCTGGGATGAGGAAAAACACACATACGACGACGGGTACATATACTCGGCCGTCGAGAAGCTGAACCTGATCGAGACCTGCACCATCGACGCCTCATACCTGAAGTATTACAACCCGACAGAGAAGATCCTGCTCGGCTACGACCCGGGCAACTTCGCGTCCATGGTCGCCGCCCAGACCTACCACAAGGACAACTCGCTCAGGATCCTGAAGGAGTTCTTCGTCTTCCACCCTGCGGACATTCCGGAACTCGCTGCAGCCTTCTCGGACTTCTTCGCCCCGGCTGCCAGGAACCGTCTCGTCGAGTTGTATTACGACCGTGCCGGCAATAAGAAAAACGACAGGAGAATGAACGAGACCGACGCCCGGGAACTGAAGGCAGAACTCGAGAAGAGAGGCTGGACCGTCCGCCTGAAGAACCTCGGCCAGAGGACGATCTTCTACTGGGAGCACTACAAGCTCTGGAAGAGACTGCTCGCGGAGACGGAGAGGAACATCCCGAGGATCCGCATCGACTCGAACGAGTGCCCGTACCTGGTCAGCGCCATGTACTGCTGCAAGAAGGTCGTCGGCGCATCGCAGCCTGAACTGGACAAGACTCCGGAGAAGAAGGTGCCGATGCACATGCAGGCCGGACTGACCCCTCAGATACCGTCCGCGATGACCTATCTCGTCTGGGGATTGTATGAAAAGTACTTCCCGGACGTCCGCAGATCAGGGAACGCGGGCTCCATTTCGGGCAACTTCACAGCATAAAGCGACCCCGCGTGCTGTTTATGTTTTGCCCTATCGGCTGGAAATCAGCGGCTTGAACAGAAAAAAGAAGGGGCGCACCTGCAACCTGCGCCTCTTGTGCCCGACGCCGCTGGTTTTTCGGTCTGCAACGCAAGGGTCGAAAGGGTGGAAATATGACAGCCTCCGTCCTTTCTCAGCACCCTCCGGCTGTCTACATTTGCATCAAACGGAACACCATGGACGAGATGAAAGGCGTGGCCGCGCTGAAGACGGCCGAGACAGTTACGAAGACGGGGGGCACGTTCACCATCGTCTTCTTCCCGTATTCCAGAGCCAAGCGCCCGAACGGCCCGGTCAATCTCAAGAAGTTCGAGGGCTGCACCATGCGGAAGCCTCTGCCCCACGAGAAGTTCGACATCGACGGCAAGCACTTCTTCCTGTTCAACGACGCGGAGGGCAAGCCGAAGACCTGCTACCGCGTCCTCATCCGCTTCATGGCCTTCGGCACCCTCGACAACAAACTCAAAAAAATAACCTGGTATGAATAAATTCGGCTACATCAGACACGGCGAGAACTACGCGCTCACCTACCAGATCGGAGAGACACCGCTCCGGCCTGCGTCGGACGGGCAGTACACCACCTCGGCCGAGACATCGTCCGCGCCACTGACCCCCCGCAAGGTCGGCAGGTTCTACATCTGGCCAAACGGGGCGGACAACCTGGACCCCAACACATGCAAGACCCTCATCATGGGCAACCGTCTCCTCCCGCAGCTCATCGAGAAACAGATCGCGATCCTGTACGGTACCGGCCCGAAACTCTTCAAGGAAAGCATCAGCCCGGACGGCAAGATAGTCCGGACATACGTGCAGATCCCGGCCATCCAGGCATGGCTTGACTCATGGCTGCAGAACGGCCTGCCGGACTCGTACGAGATCTATCTGAACAAGTGCATCCGCTCTTACTACTACAGCGAGGGCATCTTCAGCAAGATCCACCTCTCGCGCGCCCAGATCACAGGCATCAGGAAGGCGCTGCCGGTGGCAGGTCTGGAACATGTCAGCGATATCCGCTGCCGCATGGCCACCACCAAGGACATCACGAGCAGACAGGATGTCGAGGACAGGGACTTCACCCACGTCATGGTCGGCAACTGGGAAGCGACCGGGGAGACGACGCAATACAAGACATATCCGCGTATGGACTACACCCAGCCGCTGGCCAGACACTGCGCCATAGCATACGCCAAGAACCCGAACCAGGGCGAGGATATATACGCGACAAACAAGTTCTTCAGGGGCATCAAGGAATGGATCCGCGGTTGTAATGCAACACCGGAATATATCAACAGCTTCCTCGAGAACTCACTGTCAGCCCGCCACCATGTCATCATCCCGCAGGCATGGATGGACCAGAAGGAGGCCATGCTGCAGGAACTCTGCGATGCGAACAGAAGGCTCCAGGCCGAAGGAAAGAAGGAGAGCGAGTTCCACGTCATCAAGATCGGCAAGACGACCCTCGAGGTCGGCATCAACTACACACCGACACTGCTCGACAAGTACGTCAAGGCCGAGCTGGACAACCTCACAGCCTTCCTGTCCGGAAGAGGCAAGAACCAGGGCAAGGTCTACGCGTCCAGATCCTTCAGGAACGACAACGGAGACCTCGAGTCATGGGAGATCAAGGAGATCCCGCAGAAGTACAAGGAATACATCGAGGCCATCATATCCTACGACAAGCGCGCCGACATGGTGCTTCTGTCGGCCAAGGGAATAGACTCGAGCATCTCGAACGTATCCAGCGACGGGGTCATCTCCAAGTCCGGAGCCGACTCGTACTACAACTACATCATCTACCTCACGCAGCAGGCCATACCGGAGTCTATCGTATGCTCCGAGATCAATCACGCCATCAGGCTCAATTTCCCGCAGGAATGGGCTCAGGGCATACGTCTCGGATTCTACCGCCCGAATGTGCAACACCAGGACGAAGTCTCGCCAGCAGACCGTCTCTCTAACCAGCCAGAACTATGACACGCGCCGACATTTTCACAGACCTCAATGACTTCGCGAAGTATGCCCCAGGCATAGACGCGAGCACCGACATCAGGCAACTGGAGCCGCACATCAAGATCATCACCTCCGAGATCTTCCACCTCATCACTCCGGCGGCATACCTTGCCCTCCGGAGTGCCCCGCCCGAAAATACCGAAGACTCTCTCAAGGAAGCATGGCCGGAAGGTCTGGAACTCCTGAAGACTGCGGTCGCTTCCGGCACGCTCTACAAGTATCAGATCTTCATCACGGCATCAAAGGCCGGATCCGAGGCCGCTCTCTACAAGTACCAGCACGAAGAGATCAAGCGCGCCCATCTGGACGCCTACTGGTCAGCCCTGGACGAGTTGCTCGAATGGCTTGACAGTCATCCGACTGTCGGGGGCTTCGCGGACTCATACATCCGGAAGGAACGCCAGGAACTCCCTGTCAGCAGCGCCGCGGAGTTCGACCGATACTTCCAGATTGACCGCAGCGCCTACTTCTTCAGCCGCATCCAGTACCTCATCAGGGAACAGTGGATCCGCCTGAAGCGCATCGTCTCCATGGACGACGAGGAGATGGCCGAACTCGCCAAGAGGGCGCTCTGCTACCGCGTCATGGCCCGCGTGGTCATGACCTTCGACGTGACGGAGTGGCCGAAGTGCATCCGCTACGACTTCAACCACGAATACACCAAGGGCTCGGACATCCAGGAACGCCGGACACTCGCCGGACAGTTCACGGCCGAGGCCGAAGCGAACGAGCAGCAGATCGCGACCCTGCAGTCCCGCAAGATGGGCGCAGGATCCAGAGAGAACCAGAACACAGAAGACAGCAAACACTATTTCACGCTATGATATCCGCAAAATTCGGCAAGACCACCGTCCAGGTCCCCTCAAGGTGGAGCGACTTCACCCCACAACTCCGCACCGTCTTCATCGACCTGTGCGGGGTCATGGATCTGCTCGAGAGGGATGCGATCACGTACAACCAGTTCAGAGCGCTGTCCACCATCGCGCTCCTCGGCGTTGACCGTGACAAGGTATCCCACAAGGAAGAGAAGCAGGACATCTTCTTCGAGAACATCTTCAGGCTCTCGGATCTTCTGACCTTCACCCACACCCTCCGCCCTGCAGACAAGGAAGGACAGGTCGTGGCGCTCACCATCTCACTGTGCTCCCAGCTGCTCCCGACCCTGGAGCAGAAGGACGGCAAGATCATCGAAGGCTACAGGATGGGGCTCTCTCCGGAGGGTATCGTGGAGTGCACCATCACCGCCGAACAGTACACCGACGCCCTCGGTCTGGTGGAGATGTACTCCAAGACCAGGACGGAGTCATCCCTGCGGAACCTGACGCGGATCCTGTACCCTTCCGCCGATCTGACGCAGATCCACGAGAAGGACATGATCGCGGTGTATTACAACTTCCGCGGCATCCTGGAATGGGTCAGGAACCTCCCGCAGTACCAGGTGCTTTTCGTATCCACCGGCAAGCCGAAGGGAACGCCCACACCTCTCGGAGCCGGCGGTTCCATCTTCGCCCTCGCCAAGTCCGGATACGGCACCCTCAGGGAGATCCGCGAGCTGGACATGTTCTCGTATCTGAGCGCCCTCGTCCAGATGAGCGCGGACAGCATCAGGCAACTCGCCTCGGCCGGGCTGAAGGCCTCGGCGATATCCGACAAGATGAGCATCCCCGTCG